ATACAATCGTCACCAAAAACAGAAACCTGCGTAAGGACTTCCTCTTCAACAAGAGTAGAACCACCAGTTTCATAGTTAACAACCGCACAAGCAAGAGCATAAAATACAAGAGACTCTAAAGGAAAAGTAAAAGCATTTCCCATAGACGAAATCATAAATAGTTCATCCACGGTTTCTAACTCGCGGATAACTACGTTTTCTGATCTCGTTAAACATAGCAAATCAAACCACTTTTCAGGAACTAAAAATTCAATTAGATCCATCATAATGAGATTACTTGCACTACTAAAATCTACAGTACCAACGGTTTTGTAGATACTCGCTAAGCGAGCAAGTAGCTTGTGTTCTTCTTGTAAATTAACTAAATCCAAAAAAGGAACTAATCTATCGAAAAGCATTGACATAACCCCCTGCTGTAAAAACATATTAGCAGTTGGCTCTTTCGCAGCTCCGCGACGTGATAAAGAATCCTTTTCAACGCTAAAGAACTCTGAACCTGGTACAATATCTAATATTTCTCTTGGACTCCCATCATGCTTCACAGCATTATTAGCTAGCATTAATTCTAATGCTAGTGGATTCCATAAAAGATATTGATTAAACAGCGATTTAGCATTTTCTGTACAGCTTATCGGCAAGGCCCATTTAGCACTCGTGTGAGTGTTAGTAAATGGTACTCCAACACTAGAACCAGTAGAATGTTTACAATTCTGAAACAATTCTTCCGTGTCGTAATCAGTAAGTATCAAATGAACTAAGTTTCGAGCAGCGAGTAGCACCTTTTCTAACGGTGTTTTTCGCAATCGAAAATCAGGGATGCTAGCGAAAAGATTAAGGCGAGAAAAACTCGCCATTCTCTCATTATCATCTCTAAACTTAGAAGCAGCCTCAAAATTGAGTTGTTTTTTTGTTTGCTCATCTGAATCTACGAACCAGCGTTTTAGTAAGTCTTGTCGTTGTACACCTACATAATAATGTAGGTAGCTCTCGCCGTTCGGAAACTCTGCATTCGCGTGAGTTTCCATACAATCCAAGTCCTTGTTTATTGCAGATACTAAGATATTCTTAATAGTATCTGGGTTGAAGAGCGTATTATTATCCGTCTCTCTGTTATCTTTTCTCTTTTTCATGGAACACTCCAAATATAAAAACTACACCTACAGGGATAGAATAAACCTATGCGTCAGGTAACACATTCTGTGTTAACACACGTCTTAGTTCATCTATACCTATTACATTTAAACAAAAATCATACAACAGCTGATCTTTTTCAGCTGTCGAGATTTCAATATCAAATGACGTGGAAATACTAATGGTATTATTTGTAATCTTACCATTTAATAACGAGAAAGGGATTGTTTGCACAATCCCGCCCCGCGATTGAGTATATCCATTAGGTGCGGTCTGAAAAACTACTGGACGCTTAATATTTACAGCGTATGTAGGTTGGAGGCGAAAGTCATACCCTAAATCGCGAAAACGCACAGAACGATCTGTACGACTTTCACTACTATAGTTAAATGACGATCCTGTTCCTCTTAAATCAGA